TTGAGATTAGCATCTCAAAGGAGGCGTTGTTTCTACGCGAGCCCTAAGCTCTATAAGAAACACGCAGCCTGCTAAGGCTTAATTAGATGTATATATTTATGACGTATACGAAAGTGCCAAAACTGGCACGCAAAGCTACCAAATCTTCCGGTGTAACATCGACTCCAAAGTCGGAGAAGATGGGAGTATCAGTCATGTTGCCATCACTGCTCTCCGTATCGGATGTGTAGTCTTCGCTGTCGTACGGCATTAAAATAGTGTTTTGTGTATCCGCTTCCTACAAATTATATATATAAAGAATTCTGGCCATCTACATGATGGCCACAGCGCCAGACAGGCCGCTCTCTAGCGCACCCAGCGCACGTCCACCGAACCGATAGACAGCCCTACCGGCTGCCTCCTCGGCCTTAGTCACCCAACTATCACTCGCAGCATACGCAGAACGCATGAGCCCGTCCCACAAACCAGTGGACGCGGGGGGGTGATATGTATGCCCGCCAGAGGCGGGATTGTTGGGGTCGAACCTGACACGCCACTCTGTACAAACCAAATACTCCAAATTAATGGTATTTGGGTTGTACACGTAGAGCGGGGCAAATCCACTAGGATTGATACCCTCGCCCTCTGTGAACTGAGTGGTGCCATCAATTGCATTCTCCCGTCGCACCATGGTGAACTCCGCAAGGGAGCCCATGTTACTAGGGATGCAATTGGCACTGAGTGGATCAAGCGCCAACGTGGCAGCCGAGGTGATCCTCGGGCTTGCCGTGTTGATAAACCCCTCGAACACCTCATTCCACGTGTTAGTCGTGAATTCAGGAGTTAGAGACCCCGAACAACGACCGGCATATGCCATACCGGAAGTTGCTATCAGAGCGTTTGGGTTGGTGACAGTAACTGTGCAGGCAGAAGGTGTCGCCGAGACACCTGCCCAACCATCCCCCATAGGGAAGGTGTGCGTCACACAATTATTGTCACCACTCATGGGTTGATCGTTACCGTCGCCTTTAATGTCCTTATTACCACTGGCCGCACAAATACTAGTCCAATCGTCTCCATACTTAAACGTTCCAAGCAGCATACACCTCTCTGCAGAATTAAAACGTCTAATAGTTTTAATTACAGAATATGATGCTGTAGGTCTAGGTAGGGCCAGATGGCTTGAGTGATGCGCGTTTAATGATACCAATGATTTCCCTCCAGAATAGGGCTGAGATGGCCGGGGTGCAGCCTGCTTTCTCGCAGGTTGTTGCATTTTCCGGGTCACCGGCTTCTTCTGCTTTCGGGGCATCTGTGCTTGCTTCGGCATGTCGCTTTATTACTTGTTGATAATTGATAAATATATTAGATAAATTTGTAGGCCTACCACCTCCGGCGGTACATCCAACGACATCAGGGAGCTACCCTCTTCACCCTTTGGTGGACCGCTTCTTTCGCGTGGCTTGGGCACGGAAATCTGCGGCTCTGCTAGTGTGAGAAACTTGCTTCTCGTACACCGCATTAATCCCTTCGGGCAATAGGCACGATGCCTCTTGCCATGGTAAACGGATTTTCTCTAAATCTTCAATGGTTACCACGTCATCTAGGTGTTGCCTCAACAGCCCCACGTCGATTGGTGATATGTTACACTCCTTCGCGATGCACTCTACGTGCAGCGAGTCGATTACTTCTTCGTACAGATAAGGCCCCCTTTCGAAACGCCTCATCTGATCACTAGTGGCTCCTTCCATGTCGTCGTCGAACCCATGAACCCTTTTCAAGGCGTTTAGGTATTCTTTCACTAATGGTGTGCCGGTCTCGGTCATAGAGTATCCGTTTACTCTGAATTTCAGTCCCAATAGCCCTTTTCCGTGCGTCACTACTGGTATCTTCTGTAGTGCACGCATGACTAGCGTGTGGCTGGATTGGCTGACTTTCGGTAAGGGGTAAACACGGGATAGGTATTCCACGGGGTGTTTTGATTCTTGCACTTTCCCTTTCAGGATAAAGCCCAATTCTTTAGCTACGCCGTGTATGTCTACTTTTCCATCGGTGACGCCGTCGTCTCCGAATTTCGGCCCTATCATATCCCATGATTCATCTGCGTCTCTTCCGTAGCGTCGGGACGCTACGAAAGACATAAACGCGTTCGGTACGGTGTTTCTGGTCGTGGTGTTAAACCCTCCGGATAAATTCATCGACCCGGAATTGGTCTTCGTCGCTTTCTTCCCTAACCCATTGACTGGCTTGTTAGGTACTTTTACGGTTCGGTTAAGCGTGGACGCGTGCGTCTTCTCTATCAACGCGTGATGTTTCTCAGCAAACCCGGCTTTCCATGCGTTGCAATATATCTCATTCACGTGCTTGTTTTGGGTAGCGTCCATGCCAGTGTAATCTGTGCATATTAAGACCTCTGTCTTATTAGCGTAGTTGGAGACTGCCAGACCTATCTCGTCTGGGGTCATCCCAACATTTGAAGGGTGAGAGCCTTCCCGGCTCATTCCCAATGTGTGCTTCTTCATCGGGATTT